GGAATTTATATTCTTTTCGGGATTATGACAGTATCCTGTATTTTAATAATCATTGGTTTGGGTTACAGGTTTTCGATCACCGCTTTTTTCCTGAGTTTTACCTATGTTGAATTGATTGATAAATCAAATTATCTTAACCACTATTATTTTGTGAGCCTTGTCTCGTTCTTAATGATATTTGTTCCTGCACATCGTGCTTTTTCTTTGGATTCGAGGTTCAATAAAAACATCCGCACCGAAACAGAACCTATGGCCTGGTATAGGGGTCAATACCAAAAGTACAGAATATAAAATGGCAAAAATGGCTAAAACCCTTATTAAATCTATATAAAGAGAGAAAATGGCAAAAATGGTGTCCACTTCCAAAAGTACAATTTTGCTTTAATTACCCTTTAACCGATACCCCCTTTTACCCCCTTTAAGCTTTAATTTTAGTATAATTCTAAATACCGTTTAAGTCAATATACATAGGTGTTTCAAAGCCGCTTAAAGACCTTTTTTGCAGGTGTTTTGTACATACCCCTCAAAAAGGGCTATTTTATACAAAAAAGCGAGTTGGGCGGACAGTTGGGCGGACAGTTGGGCGGACAAAAAAGGTGTTTTAGGTCCGTATTAGTACCCTTTATTACTGATTTTCGCCTCTTTTTATATGGATTTACCCCCCTTTAATACGCATTTTTAGCCCCGTAATCAATATATAAGTAGCTGATAGTCAATAGATATTACGATTTAAGCTGTAAAAAATGGGAGGGTGTGTTAACTTTTGGTATAGCTATTCAATAAAATGTCGTGTTTTTCTAACATATCCTCTATTCTTTGGAGTCTGGAGTAGTATTGGTCGTGGATATTCGGGAATTTTGGGGATAAATACCATTCTACGTACCATATACTTACAATATCCTCTAAATCAACATTAAAGTTGGGGTGGCTGGCTTTGTCTGGGTTATCACTCATACAGACAATAAAACCCTGACTTAAACGATTTTTCACTCTCTTTATATAGCCTTTTCCGTCCGTATCTACTACTACATATACCCGTCCGTCCCTCATATCCTCCCATTCGCTCTTATCTAAGAGTCTACTTATTGCATAACTACCGTCCTGGTAGGTTGGAGCCATGCTATCTCCCTTTATTTTTAATGAAAGGTACGTAGAACCGGTTTTCACTAAGTGCTTAGGGAGTTCTAAAAATTCGTTTTTCTCATAAAACTGTGGGTTCATGTAACCGCCGCCTGCCGCAACCTTTATATCAGTAATTGGAATAGCTGTGTTTTGGTTCGACTTCTTTATGGAAAGGTCCCGCACCTGAATAATAGGTTTCACATTTTTAAATACAAAATCAAAGCTAACATTATAAGCTAAATTCAGTCGAAGGATCAAATCCGGGCTAACCCCCATCCTGAACCCCAGAATTTCTGTAAGGGATTGCTGAGTCATTGTCAAATCTTCGGCTAACTGTTTCTTGCTGGTAGCCAATTCCTTAGCCAATACATGCTCCACAGCTTCAACCCATCTTTTGTGTATGTCGGTTACTTCTTTCATAGCTCATCTTAAAAAAATCACAGAATTTCTGTAAAATTATTTGCATAATACAGAAATCCTGTGTTTGTTTGTACAGTCATTCTGTAACAAAAGTAAAAAGTTTTATGAAGCTATTGCAAAAAATCAACAAGGAACTGAAGCACGGAGACCAGGAAACTATATCGGCTTTGGTAGGATGTAGTACCACTTATGTTAACATGGTTTTATCGGGTCGGAGAGAACATGGAAAGGGTAAAGGCAAGATGGTTGTTGAGGTTGCGGCCAAATTAATATCTAAACGGGACCTAATGATCCTGGAAATAGAAACCGAATTAAAAGCCAAAAAACAAAACGCCTAACGATTTATGTTACTATCGGCTGTTTACGAATATTTCAATGATACTCTTTGTGTCCGTGGATCGGCTGTTATTATTTCTAATAACAACCAGTCTGGACTAATTAGTAAAGACCTTTGGGATAAATGGGTAAAACGTGGTTCCAAACTCCTCCAAAAAGGCGGTAATGGTAGGGTTTCTCTCATGGAATTTGAGACCGTTCCGCCGAAATATCAAATTTTAATAAAACAAAAGTTTGGTGATCCTGTTGAAGGTGCTAATTCAAGCCCGTTTCAGGACCTTTTAAAGACCGACGATAAAGCCGTTACATTCTATCAAGAGTACACACTTTCCGACGGTAGGAATTTACCGGAACCAGCGCAAAGAGAATACGTGGTAAACGCTTCAACGCTGAATGTAATTAAAACCATTTACATCAATCAAAAGGCAGCACGTAGCGCACGTAACGGATCAATGAGGTTTTTTTGGAAGTATGCAACGTCTGCAATCGAAAAAATCCAAAAGGTTAACGGACATACGCTTTCTGCCAATCAAAGAATACTACAACGTCAATTTGATAAGTATGTAAACGAGGGTTATGCCGGTCTTATCTCTGGTAAGTATTGCAATCAAAACCGCCGCAAGGTTAATGAAGACATCGAGCGTTTATTAATGAGTTTGTACACCATGCCGAATAAACCTTTTGGTTGCGAGGTTCACGAAATGTACACCATGTTTCTAAATGGAAAAATACAGCCGGTCGATCAAAAGACCGGTGAGGTTTTCGATCCAGAGAATTACAAAAAAGCTGGATACCCTATTGAGATTGCACGCTCAACCGTTTGGAACTACTTAAACCAACCGGAAAATAGAGCGGTTGTAGATCGTAAGCGTAACGGACAATTCCAGTACAATAACATGCACCGTCCGCATGCGCACCGTAAAGCACCGAATTACAGTTTCTCTAAAATCTCAATGGACGACCGGGATTTACCACGTAAAATAAACGACGGTAAGAGAGTTAAAGCGTATTACGCTTACGATGTAACGAGCGGTGCAATCATTGGTTACTCACATAGCCGATACAAAGACGAGGAGTTGTTTTTGGATTGTATGCAAAATATGTTCCGTTTGATAAACTCGCAAGGCTGGGGTATGCCTGCGGAGGTTGAGGTAGAAAACCACTTGGTAAATAAATTCTTTGACGAGTTAGGCGACCTTTTCCCATTCGTTCGTATTTGCGCTCCTGGTAACTCACAGGAAAAACACGCAGAGCATTTAAACAAAGCAAAAAAGTACGGAGTAGAAAAGAAAAATCATAAAGGTATTGGCCGTTGGTGGGCTAAGAGCGAAGCTTACAGAGTGGATGTAGGAAAAGTAAACGACGAGTTTAAAGAAACTACATACTCTTACGATAGATTGGTAGGCGACGACTTCGAGGACATTAAAAAATACAATAACAGTTTGCATCCTAACCAAAAAAAGTATGCAGGTTTAACACGTTGGGAGGTCCTTTGTAATAATCTTAATCCAAACCTAGAAAAACCGGAGTTAGTGCGTATCTGTAAATCCATCGGAGAGAAAACAGAAACTTCCATCCGCCGCAACCAATACGTAACGGTTCAACATGCGAAGTATGCTTTGCCAACGGTTGACGTACTACGCAGATTGTTACCGAATAACTACGAGGTAGATGCTTACTATTTACCAGACGCCGACGGCACTATCTCCGAAGTTTTCATTTATCAAAATGGTGTGTTCTTATGCCGTTGTGCCAAAATGGAGTTGTTTAACACAGCACAAGTGGAGCAAACCGACGAGGATAAAGAAGCATTTAAAAATCAACAGAAGTATATATCCAGCTTTGATAAGCTAACGAAAACACGCAAGGACGATTTAGCCTCTATCGTTGTAATTGATCCTCATAAGATCAACGAGATTGTAGAAACTGCGGAGGTTGAGATCGTGGATACCATTCTAATCAATGAAACCGAGGAGGATAGAGAAATACTTATCCCGGAATTTGACGAGGAGTATTGGATCAATGCCGGTAAAAACGGATCACTAAGTAATGACATAAACTAAAATTTAAAATTCAAACTATGGAAATCTCAATCGTAAAAACAAAAGTATTAGCCGCTCTACCGGATGCACGTAATTTATTTCAAGGTAGCGACGCAAAATTTGCAACGAGTTTAGGAATTAACCCGGCACAATACAGCCGAATTAAAAATGGTGATACTGACAAAGTGGTATCCGATGCCTCCTGGTTGACAATCGCTCGTCGATTAAATGTTGAACTACGTAACGACGTGCAATGGAACGTTGCTAAAACTCCAATGTATTTGTATTTGTATAGTCAATTATTATCGTGTAAGAAAAACGCAACAAGCGGCCTTCTTTGCGACGATGCAGATACCGGAAAAAGCTTTACCGCTAAGCACTTCGCCAGGACAACTAAGAATACCGTTTACGTGGATTGCTCTTTAGTGAAATCAAAACAAAAATTAGTACGCTTTATCGCTAAAGAGTTTGGGTTAAATAGTGCAGGTCGCTACTTCGATGTTTTTCAAGATTTGGTTTATTACATTAAGTCAATCGACAAACCCTCTGTTATCCTTGACGAGGCCGGAGACTTGGATTACAGTGCATTTTTAGAAATTAAAGCTCTGTGGAATGCTACCGAAAGGGCGTGTAGTTGGTTTATGATTGGTGCGGAAGGATTGGAGGAGAAAATACAACGATCCATCGGCAATAAAAAAGTAGGTTACACCGAAATATTTAGCCGCTTCGGAGGCCGTTACCAGCGCGTTACTCCAAAAGGTAAAGAAGCGGTTATCGACTGGAGAAATACACAAGCTGCATTGGTTATTCAGGCTAATTGCGATAGTAAAATAGATGTGCAAAAAATGATTAAGACTACCGGGGCATCATTGCGCCGGGCGTTCGATGTACTAACAACAAAAAATTAATGAAACGAGCATTAACCGCACAACAACTCATATCAAAAAAACGCAATCTAATGAACTTCGAGGGACCATATAAAGACAGTTTCGGAAATCCAGAGCTTATCGGGTCTTGGTTGGTTTGGGGTGAAAGCAACCACGGTAAAACCGCCTTCCTAATGGAGTTGGTTAAATACCTTTCAAAGTTTAGTAGAGTGGCTTACAACTCCCTGGAGGAGGGAGACTCGGAAAGTATGTCGAGGGCTGTAAGCCGTGCAAATATACAGGAGTGTAAAGGGAGGGTAATATTTATTAGTGAGTCAATACCAGAGTTGAGAGATCGTCTCAAAAAACAAAAGGCTCCCGGCATTGTAGTTATTGATAGCTTCCAATATACGGGAATGACTTACGCACAATACGTGCAACTGAAAAAGGATTTTCCAAAAACCTTATTCATTATCGTATCACATGCGGACGGTAAACAGCCAGACGGAAAGGCCGCAAAAAAAGTTCGTTTCGATGCGTTCATAAAAATACGTGTTGAAGGCTTTGTCGCTTTTCCTGCTGGTAGATATGGAGGCGGTAAACCTTTTGTTGTTTGGAAACAAGGAGCGGAAGCATATCACGGTATAGAATTTTTAAACTCATTGTATGGACAGTAAATATATAGAGCTAACGGATAAGCTTTTGGAAGCTTTAGGAATGAGTAAAGACGATCACTCGCAACTCATTTTCGACAGAGGTGTAGAATACTTTACTAATCTACAAAGCTATGAACCGTACAGACAGCAAATGTTACATAGTGAGGTTGCCTGGAATTGGTGGAAAGAGCAATGGTACAGACGCAATAATATTTTGCTTGTAAAACTTCAAAGAGAAGCAGAGTTTAACACATTCAGTACACGCAGCGCAATACAAGCTCGCTTCTACTCAATTCACAATGTAGAGCGTGACCAGCTTTACCCTTCAAAAGCTCTAATGCAGGAAATCGTAAAATAACTATACAATGGAAAGTATAAAAATGATTTGCGAAACATGTAATAATGTTTATTCTCTTAGAAAAACCGACGAGATACCGGAACACGTTTTTTTAATGCGGTGTAATTGGTGCGGTGAATGCGAGGATAAAGCGCAAGACTATTACGACGAATGGTGGAACGAATGGGAAAACACACCGGAGACAATGCAAACGCCTTATAATCCAAATCAACTTGTACTCCCGTTTGCAAACATGAGTACAATAACAATAGCACCAAACACAACACCGATAAAGTAAAAATTCAACTATTTAAAAACCTTTTAAACAACAATTAAAATGAGACAAAAAAAAGAAGTAATGCAGCCCAAAAGCATAGAGGAGGTAGAAGCACACTTTGCCGAATATGCTAAAGCCGACGCCCGTATCGTTGAGATCAACGCACAAATTGACCAGGAAGTAACAGCCATTCGCAAAAAACATGCGAACGAATTGCAAAAGCTTATTGATAAGAGAGACACTTGCTTTAATGCTATCCAGGTGTATGCAGAGACCAACGAGGAGACGTTGTTTACCAAGAAAAAAAGCATGGAGCTTACGCACGGATTAATTGGTTTCAGAACTGGAACACATAAACTAAAACCAGCGAAAGGTTACACCTGGAAAAGTATAGAAGTGTTGGTTAAAAAAATAATGCCAATGTTCTTAAGAACAAAGGTAGAAATTGATAAAGAGAGAATGATTGCGGATAGGAACAATAAAGAGGTTATGGAATGCATGAAGGAATGCGGAATAACGGTTGTTCAGGAGGAGACTTTCTACATCGAATTAAAAAAAGAAACTGTACCCGCAGTATAAAAACTTACCCGGTGAAATAGGAATACGCTAAGTCGTTGCACAATCCGAAAGGCGTATGCGGGTTCGATCCCCGCACCGGGATACTAAAATTTAAACTATGACACACAATTTAATTTTCACTTTAGCAATGTCTCTTTTAGGCGGTATTTTATGCTACGTTGGTTTTCAAATTGGATACAACTACTTAGCTATAAGACTTCCGAAACGTAACTCAATCGAAGGGATACACGCAAAGCACCGCTCTTACATGAATAAAAAAAGCGTCGTTGATAATGAGACTAACTGGGGTGCATTTAATGAAGGCTGGGACGCTTGTATCGAATACATGAACGATAAAGTAAAGTAGTATGGAATTAACTAACAAGGAAATGCAAGGCATGCTCGATGCTGTTAGCCTTTGTCAGGAGACCGTTAATTCAATCTGCAAAGGTGCTATCGTTCGTTTGGAGATACCAACCAATAGCACTAAGCAGGATGATATTTTAGTGAAGTCTCGCCGAATGATAGAGGACGCCTGTTTATACATGGAGATAGATGTAAAAGATATTTACTCCGGTAGTAGAAAAGAGGAGTACAGGGAGATTAAATGGTCAATGGCTGAAATTATAAAAGACAGATACGGGAAAGATGCAGGGCCAACATTGTTAGGTAAGATTTTTAATGTAGATCACGCAACGATTATTCATTGGCAAAAAAACTTTGAAAAACTCTATGGATTTAGAAGGAAATACACAGAAAAACACGACATGCTCACGAGACATATTAAAAAACTCTATCCACAAATTCACAAGCCAGCCACCTAAAGACGAGGATTGTAGAACCTCCGGGAGAGCGCACCGACTTGTATTTGTTGAAGATTGGTGTTGGAGAGGTAGAATAGAGTACGATGAGTGTACAGTATGTAAACAAAAATTTAATTGGCAAATAATCAGATAATGAGACCACGGAACACGGCACAAAACAAAAGACTTTACGCCCTGCTAAATGTTTGCGGGTTGGATAAAGACGATAAAAGAGATTTAGTTATCCAATACTCAAACGGACGTGTAGAAAGCTCCGCCGGTTTGAACTTTTACGAATGTCAAAGCCTTATTGATTATCTCCAGGCTGTTGCGGATGTACTGAATAATAACAAGGAAAACGAAGCCTTTAAAAAGGCAGATAAGCAGCGTAAAAAAGTGCTTTCCATTTGTCACGATTTAGGATGGGAAACTCCTGGAGGTAAGATTGATTGGTCCCGTTTAAATGCGTGGTTATTAAAGTACGGATACCTGCACAAGGAATTAAATAAATATACACTCGCAGAACTTCCGGCCCTTGTTACACAGTTTGAACAATTGCAAAAACATAAATATGCTGCCGGAAAAAATCAAAATTAAAATACAGAAACGGGATTTAATGATATTGCATAACCATTTAAAGTTGGTTGGATGTTTTATTGCCGTTAAGGTTATTGCAGATTATAAGTTTTATTACACCTTTTGCAGTCACTTATCTACACAGCTTTTAAAACGTTATGTAAATGTTTACGGGTACTTTGATAAATCCGTTACGATCACCTTACCAACTCACGACGCTATTACACTAAGCAAAGTATTGTTTATGAGTGAAGCCGAAAACCCATACGATAAAACATTATTCATTACCATAAACGACGTAATACATAGAGCCATAGCATGACACACGCCGAATTAGAATTTAGTTACAATTGGAATAACAAGTTAGACTCCGACTTCTACACAACCTTACGTTTACACAATCCAGACAAATATGTTTTAGGACGTATTTACGATGTGAAGTTAAAAGGCAAGTCACACCATAAAGCCGTATTAGTAAGCGGTAAGATTTTGAAGCTGGCTAACATTAACGAGTTTATTGCTGACTTAGATACCGGTTACTCCGTTGAGGAGTGTAAAAACATTATCAAAAAAATGTATCCGAATGCTAATTGGGATACGCAAGACATCGGATTGTATTTAATGCAAAAAATAAAGGAGAAATCTAACAATAAAATTGCCATTTTCTGCCGGTTCTTTATGGAGTACAAGCAGGGACAAAAATACAAAACCAGTAAAGCAGAGTCGGGAATGATAAAGGATGTTGAAGTTACCGAGCTATTGTGTAAAGCTTACTTCGAGTGTAACGAATGGTGGTGTAAAGTAAAAAGTATATCCAACTATTGTAAGTATATCAACGAAATAAGAGGGCTTACGCTAGGGTCCAACTCAAAGTATCTATCCTATTGGTCGAAGGCTTACGAAAAGAAATTACCAACCGAGGAGTTGAGTTTATATTGGGCGCACTTGCGATCACTCGGACTTAAACCGAAACGGGATTTAACTAACACTATAATTGAATGGACTAAAGATGGACTCTAAGACCTATTTTAAACTACTCACTTACGCACGACACAAACACGTTTACGACCGCTATAATTATTGGGCGAACGTAAAGCGGAGAAGGGAGGACGACATTTTTAAAATCCTCGCTTACAAAGAATGCTTCTACTCTGAACGAATGATATATGATATTATGCTTTCGTTTAAGCCCGATCCTGAATTAGATAATCAAATTAATGAACTTTTAAAAGACGTTTTATAATGGAGTTTTTAGATAAAAAAATACTTACAGTAAGGATAAAAAAGCCTGAAAACCCTAACCAATGGTATGCGGTGTTAGAAGGTGAAACGATGGAGGTAATACGTTACGGCCTTTCTCCATACTGTTTTAATGCGGTATCACTTAGACAAATTAATATAAACGATTGTGAAATTTTAAATAAATAAACTATGAATGTAATGAGCGAACTAAGCTTACGTCGCAAGAGAGACGAGCTTGCAAAAATGGTAAAAGACTACCAAGCAAAAAGAGACCAGGAGTACAGAACCCATATAGACAGGTTTATCCGGGATAACTCACCATTTAACGTTGGCGACGTTATAAAGGCAACCGGTAGGATAACATCTAAACGCATGACAGTTGATAAACTGGTTTTGCATTGGATTAACGACCGACCCGTTATTATCGCTTACGGTAGATTTATTGTAGGTCGTCGTAACCGTGTAGGCAAGTATAATGAAAAGGGTTATGGAGTATATGGTATTACTCACCTGGGATTAAAAATTGAAAAAGTAAAAATCGCAACAAAATGAACAGGCCCGTATTCAGCAAATTCACACTAATGAATGGTTCCACCTGCGAGTTATTAATGATAAACGGCGGTGATATTTCCAGAGCTAACCGAGCGTTTGACGACGACGATAAAAACCCGGAGATAAACCCGGAGTTAAAAGGACTTGATAGAACGCCGTACATATTACAGCAAGTATGTTTAATAGATGGTGAGCAAAAAGACGTTTTGTATTTCATTAATCTATCTACCGACGATTATATAAAAATCAACGAGGAGATAACACCGTTAATCACTCCAATAAACACGAGGTTTTAATATGGATGCTCAAACACAACAATTAGGATTGTTTGAAGAAAACGAAGCTCTTACCGGAGCCTCGTTTTCTAAATGCAAAAAATACAGGTATGCACTTTGGAGAGTTTGGGATAAAGACATGTTCGGAGTAATGGCAGCTTTTATAATGTTTAATCCATCTGTTGCCGGTGAAATAGAAAACGATCCAACTGTTAGGCGTTGTATGTCATTTGCAAAAAGATGGGGTTACTCTGGAATTTACATTGTTAATCTATTTGCGTATGTAACAAGTGATCCCGCAGACCTGGATACTGTAAAAGACCCAATAGGCCCTATTAACGATGCGACATTAAACGAACTAAAATTAAAGGGTAATAATGTCGATGTTATTTTCGCCTGGGGTGCAAAACCAAAGTACATTAAGCGCATGAAAGAAGTAAATAGAATGTTTCCACATGCAAAATGTATTAGACTTACTAAAGATGGATACCCGGAACATCCATTGTTTTTACCTGGGTATTTATCGCCCATCGACTTTGAATGGAAAATAGAAATACAAACTAAAAACAATTTCTCACTATGATAGATTTAAAAACATTACACCCAGGAAACAATGTAACCGATAGTAATATGTATATCGGAATTGTTACACACGTTTCACCCGATAGCGTTATCGCTATATTTAAGTATCCATTTTATGACCGAAGTATAGATGCTATTGGGCATAAAGACAAGCAACTCTCTTTAGATGAGATAAAGCCGATTAAGTTAACGATGTCCGCACTTAACGCCGGTCCGTTGCCCTGGTATTCTAACAAATGGAACGAGATACTAAACTCAACTAATTGGGTTATCAATAACGTTGAAGGAGGTATCGAAATTGAAAACAGTTTGGCCGGGAAAACGATAAAGCATTTCCACGAATGGCAAAACTTTGTTAGAGAATTAACCGGCTTCGAGTTAGGTTTTGAATTAGTAGGGCCAATATTAATTCACGAAGGAAACCAAAAAAAGAACCTGGGTAATTCTGAATACGACTACTTTAATACGGAGGAGTGTTGGAAAAATGATAACGGCCTATAAAAATGAAAATCACAAAGGAGGATTTGTTAGAGGTACAAGCGATAATGGATAAAATGAACGTTCCTAAAGCGGATCGTATTTGTATTCCTGCTGTTTATAATCCAAAGTATAAGCGGTTTCCTCGTAAGATGAAAAAGCAAGCCAGAAAGAAGTTTATTTTATTAATACCGTTTAAAAAATAGTTAGATATGGAAAACGATAAAAAATACGAATGGGAAAAGGTAACACTAAATGTTATGGGTGAAGAAATTGAAGGAGTAAGGGGTGTTAGTGTTGTTGTCGGTGCTGATCCGAGCAACAATAGTAAAATTGATATTAGCGTTAACATTACAAAGCTCATTACTGATCCTTTTAGAGCTGTTGATCTTGCCGGTCGTTGTGCCGCAAAAGACGTAAGGCGGTTTCGTAAGGCTTTACGTAGAATGAAATTAAAACGCATTCGACTACCGAGAAAAGAGAAAAAGCAATTAGATAAACAGCTCAGAGGCATTAATATTAACCCTCATGGTTTATCTCCCTTTTTAAGAATGGTGTTTAGGAGACATGTTTATTTAAGACATAACTTTGCTTCGGAGGTAGAAGATGTTGTTAAACGTGTTATCGTTGAAAACTCAAAACAAACCGAAACGGAATAACGCATATATTTGAAACCTCATAGATTGAATTTCAAAATGTAAACATCCAGTTGAAACAAAAGAAAAAGGCCCCAAATCGGGGCCTTTTTTGTTATCCTGGTATAATGTAAGGGCTGGGGTCCGTTGGTCGATTTATGGAGCCGTGAGGCGTGTCTGCGTCGACAATTACTCCCGGCCAATTCTTAGACGGGTCCGCCGTGTCGTCGAATACCTTGCCTGTATACTCCATAATGTGAACGATAACGCCGCCGTGCGATATGTCTAATACGGTTCTACGTCTTACCAGCCGGTTAAAGATTGATCCGGTAAAACCATGTAAGGTTCTGTGAACAAAATTCAGATATTTTAAAGCCTGGGATTTGTGTTTCGTATGATCCTGTAAATGTTGGCCGACATGAAATCGGATTAATGAGTCTCCCTGCTGGCTAAACTCTCCAATGTCGTCCCAAAGAATGTCGTTAAAATCTACCAGGATCGCCGGAAAGTCGAACGCCTCCTCCTCGCCCTGCATTAACATTTGGAATTGATCGTTAAAAAGGTCCACATGTTGCAGCTTCTTAAAACCAACCTCGTTAAAGTTGGTTTGCAGTTTGTCTAAAAGCTGTATTTCTAATTCGTCGTAAACAATGTCTAAGCTCATATCATTTTGCGTAAATCAATTAATACTCTTTGGTTAATTCGTCGGTTCAGGTGTCCGCTATTTCCCATGAACTTGCGTTGAGGGATAAATAAATTCATGTGCCTTTGATGTCTCATAACGGTTGCCTCTCCTACGCTTACTTTTACTTTTCGTGTACTGGTCCTTTTAGTTTCCAGGTTAGTAGATTGAGATTTTATATTCATGGTAATTCTACGCTTGTGCTGCTTTACAGTTACCATGCGTCTTATTTGTCCGCCGTTATTGTGGATGTCTGAATATTCAGTATCACTAACAACCAAGGCGAGACCCGGACCGAGTGCAAGTATTCTAATACTTCTGCGCAACCGGCCTTTATCAATAAGCAAGCCCCGGCCTTTGTTTCTTTTTGCTCCTGCCTTTCGTGGTCTCCACTTTCTTACGCCCTCGTCCATCCAGCCTTTTATAAGAAAACTTCTTTTAAAGTGATCCACAGCCATAGAACCAGCGACCCGATTAAATCGCCGGAAATACTCCCTAACTTTTCGGTCTTTACCTCTGTAAGATGTCGTTTTCTTTATCGGCATATTAGTTGTTTGATCCTAAAATAATTTCGGAGTCACGAACGGCGGAAACGAGAGCTTCGGTAATTATATCCGTGCTATTATTCATTCCTTCTTTAATGCTGTTTACATTGTTGATTATGTTTTCTACCAGCTTCTCAATATTTACAGTAATATTCATTACACCTTTGCCGCCGCTAATAATACTCTCGTTACTTTTTGATTGATCCCCCAAACCAACGCCGCCTAACTCTCCGGTTTTATTTCCGTCTCCTTCTTTTGGAACCAATGATTTATTGATAAGAGAGTCCACCAACTTTTTAGCCTCGTCCACTTTTCCGGCTTTTACTAAATCCGATAATTGTTTTTGATAACCGATATTCTGTTGATAGAACGCTCCAGGATCGAGGCCCTTACTTTGCAGGTATCCCGCCGCAAAGTCTGTGTGCATGTTGGATGTTGCCGGAGATTTGCCATTGATAAGCCCGTACACGTAGTCGATCTTTTCCAACATTGGTCCGAGTGTATTATCTACCAACCATTCTATTTTCCCGATTAACCAATCGACTACGTCTCCGATCTTTTCAAATGCTAATCCAATTCCTCCTGCAACATCTTTTACAAATTCAGATTTAGAAGCAAGTTTTATAATCCGCATTTCTATTGCCATCATTATGCGGTTCCAAAAAGTGCCGACGGTGAGGATAACTCTTAGTATCTGGCCGACCGCCCCCAAAATATTACTGAGGGCCGATCCTTCTTTATTGATCCCGGAGAAATTACCTTTCATTTCTTTTAACCACGTTACAGCCATGTTTAAGCCCTTAATTATGTACGGCATTACTGATTGTCCAATCGACACTAAAACGGTCTTTATTTGCCCGTTTAAAATGCTTTTCATTACGGTTAAATCTCCCTTCGCATTTGCGAGAGCTTCGGTAACACTAAACTTAGTATTGTCAAATTCTTTGAATGTATTTATAACTCCGTCTCCCTGGCTTCGGATCATTTTTAAAAGCTCCGTCATACCTTCGGGTCCTCCAACTTTACCCATGAACTGCGAAAACTGTTGGTCGTTCAACGATTTGAATTTCTCGTTAAGCTGTTCTACGATATTGGTTGCCTCCAACATTTTACCCTGGGTGTCAAAAAGTTTGATGCCGTAAGATTGCAACCCTTTTTGTACCCTGGGATCACCGAGACCGCTAAAGGCCGTTTTCGTCAAGTTTGCGGCAATATCTACCGACTTGGATACTTTGGTAAATCCTGCAAAGAATTTGTTTGCTACATCGAAGCTTTGACCGATACCGGCGGCGGACCCTGCGAACTCTACTTGCACTTTTGCCATTTCGTCGAAAGTAGCAATACCAACTCCTACCGCTTTTGCATTCGACTCTAAGAAAGCATCTATGCTTTCCGCTCCGAATTTGTAGGCGTTCATGGCTTTTACTACTCCGTTGGTAACGGCGTCCATGTCTGCTTTTGTTGCTTGTGCAAATTGACCGATAGACCCGGCAATCTTTTTTACCTCCTCACCGTATTTACCTGTACCTCCCTGGATGTCGGAGTATGCTTTAGCTAATTGCGTAGGATCAAAACCCAGGTCGAAACTCTGGTCCAATATCATATCATTGAGAGTTTGTAATTCTGCTTTTGATCTGCTTAGATTTAAGTTTCGTATTTCTAAAAACTGGCTATTGAACTCCTCTGCCGCTTGTACACCTTTGTACATGACAACACCTAAACCGGCAACCGCCGCCGCTGCCAAAACATACGGGTTTGACAGTAACGCCGCCGCTCTGTTGAGTCCTGGTATTTCGGCTTTTGCCTCGGAAATCATTTTGCTATGGCTCCTACCAAATCTTTGAGCGTTGGCGTCCATCTTGTTAAAAGCTTGTGCGGACTTGCCTTCCAGCTTTGCAAATTTCGCTTCGAGTTTATCCATTCTTTCGGATAGCTTAGAAAGGGTCGGGCTTATTGTCTCCTTACCTTTCCATAACCACTCTGTTGTTTCTCTCTTGTTTGACATACCAAAATTTTATATATTTGTACTGTTATGAGGCACGGGCAACCCTGCCGAATGACTCCGCAAAAAGGCCCGCAAGGGTCTTTTTTGTTTTATAGCTTTTCGTAAAATTCACGTCCGATAATTTCTTCTCTGGATAAGGTGACTAACTTATTATCGTAAATCATCCATACGTCTTTAATCTCTTTGTTCCACTCTCCGTCGGGTCCGAAACATGCTTGTAAGCCTCGCTTTACTTCGTTGTAATCGAAGTTCTCCAGGTAGATAACCGCTTTCTCTGCTCCCTGTCTGCTGGCTTCTTTTATACTTCTTTGAATGGCTCCTTTTGTTGGATTGTCGGGATTTTTAAACTCTGCTAAATCGCCGTTTAATTTTGCATCAACATTGGTAACTCCCTCCTCCTCCAGGTACTCCAGCAACTCAACTTTGATGTTGTTATCCGCAAGAAATTTTCCCGTTTTAATATTGGCTTTTAATTCGTGTTCCATTTGCAGCGGATGTATAGAAAGCTCGCCTTTTCCTTTTTTGTACATGAGTTTACTTTTGTTTTCCTTCAACGCATTTTGTACGGCACTATGGTAGCTTACTTTGTCGTCCTGTATATGTTTGAAATAGGAACTTTTTTTACTAAAAACTTTGCCGGTTTTTCCGACGTTGTTTTTAAATTTCTCGTCAACGGAAGTTGTCTTTTTGTTGATCGTTTTTTTATTCGGCTTCGCATCGGTTGGCGTAGCATCACAACGGCAACCGTAACCGTTAGGCGGGTAATATGTATTCCAAAAACTATCGTCGTAAGCTTTGATAATTCCATCCATTGCGGCATGTTCCCCTCTTACCCTTTCGTCCCCGGCGGTATCGTAACGAAGGTTAGGTGTTACGTCTAAATTCTCCTCCATTTCCAGCCACTTGGTTGACATTTGAGAACCTGCCAAAGCGGTAGAGCTTTCTACATCCATCCACAAATTATTATAGAGGTTATCTAAACCGCTATCTTTTGCAGCCTTTGAAAATTCCTCGAATGTTTTATAAACTCCGGTGTTTTTTAGGTTGCGTATTTCTTTTAGTTGTTGGTAGGTTTTTGCCGCTGCAAATTCGTAAGCGTTTCTTTTCATTACGATGTCGTTATAAAAGAAAGCTTCGCTACTAAGTGTTGTTGCTCCGTAACCTTTGTTGATTGCTCCGGTAAGTCTGGAGGCGGTAAAATCCAACATGTCGGCGTCGATGTCCTCCGGTTTAATATCTCCGTTCCATACTTTCTCTACCAGGGTATCAAAAGGATTTGATGCGTTGGTAATGAGTAGAGCTTTGATCTCCTCCGAACAAGTAGGGCAGGGTTTGTAATGCGATTTGATCTCCTCTCGTGAGGCTTGCAAGTCAAACCGCATTGTTACTTTTTTGGCTCGTTGCCTCCAACAACGCCGCCGGTTTTTGCTCCTAAAATTGGTAGGTTGTATTTGTCTTTAAAATAGGTTGGGTCTATCTCAAAATGTTGAGCGATTTTTAATTCCCGGTCCAACTGCGTATCCAGGTCTTCGGCGTCGTCAAACTTAAAGCGACCGTCGGAGAAAATGGAAAGCCCGAAAGTATTTACAAGCATCGGTTTAACGTAGTCGTTCAATAAAAACTCTATCCATTGCCTGTCTGCTTGGTTCAACTCCTCCTCGACGTTTGCATGTACGTTCGCCTGTGACTCGCTGGAACCGTCCTCGGTTGTCATGGTATTCCCCAAAACAATTTTACTTAATTCACGGTTGCACATTTCTATTAGACCGGAGTAAACATTGGAGCTTGAATTGTTCGACGTGTTGTTTACAAACTCTACGTCGGTTCCTTCCGGGTAAACAGCATACGCAGCACTTCCGGCAGCATCTAAAGACTCTATAAGTATTTCTCTGCTTTTAGGATCGTTCGGATTGTACTTACCTTTCCTAAATGGCATCCCGAATATTTCAGCGAATTGCGCCCAATCTCCAAAGCCTCCCCTTTTGTAAATTACGTATTGTGCAGCTTCGAGTAAATATCCGAAGTCGTTAACTTCTCCAACTTCAATAACGTAGTTTGAGGTAGGCGGCTCTCTAAATGGAATACCGGAGGCGTCGCCTTGCTTTTTTGCAATGTATCCTAATTCAGGTACAACGTGTCTGCGTGGAATTAATACAGCTTTGCCAGGGCCTAAGCTAGGGTCCATCGGATCAGGCAGGAACTCAATTAAACTATGTCCCCAAGCTGTTGTATCAATCATTATTTTGAGCATTTCAATAAACCATGAACGCTCTATAATTTTCAACACATCCTCATTGGTGGTTTTCTCTCCAGGTTTTACAAACTCAATTTTCGTTTTTATAATTGCGTTTCTGCGCTTTTTGTAAACGGCTTTTAAATGCCCGTCTAACATCATTTCAGCGTAGAGGGTATAGAGTAAAAGCCTATTTGGTTTTTTCGGGTTCTCTGCGGCTCTTAGCGCATTTCTCCAGGTAGCAATATCGTTAATCCCTCTTGCGAGTTGTTTAATTTCTATTTGCTGAATAATGATACTTTCGGTTTGTTTTCCTTCGGTTTTCTTTGCCATGTTTCTTTCGTTGTACTATTATAAAAACGCAATTAATATCTAAGCTCTCTTTTTGTATTTCCGCCGTATGCAACGTATTCTACACGGTCGGTTTTTTCGGTTAGCTTTGGTAATTCAGGATTGATAATAAGCCTTGCGCAATCCCTTAACCACAGCTTTGCAGAGTCATAGTTTACCAAGCGTGACTCCGGGACCATTCGGGGGTTAATGTTTTGGTACAGGTGGTAAATAGTTATGTAAGCGAGTAGCTGAATAATAACAGCGTTTCGCTCGTCTCCATCCTTCCAATAGTTATCGTCGTCTATCGGTTGGTTTTGGTGATCCTGTATTGAGATCCTTACTTTTTGGTTGATCTCGTCGAAGGCGTGATTTCCTACTAAGTAATTTTTTGTAGCCAACCATGGCGATACATCAATAAAGATTTTAGCAACGTTGTATCGTGCGGTTAAATACGCCGCCATTTCCTCTTTTGCTGCCTGTTCTACACGCAGCAAATTAGCGTCGTCGTTCTGTGTAATTAGGTCGAATTGATCGTCTTTTAAATACGTCAATAGGTCCGCTTCTGTGAGATAAAGCATATTAATATCGTTTATTGTTTCTACCACGTTTGCCAATTACAATAGCTTCCGTAGTAATGGTTAATGAATTGAGCGTTGTTATACCGCCCTCTATACAGTCCGGTCCGTCGTCGTTTACTCTGCTACCTTTTTCAAAGGCTAAGAATTGATTTTTAAGGCGGATCATTCCCGGATCATCTGCCTCGTCGATATTGAATTTTACATATCCGTTTTGTATGGTGGGTTGTAAGGCTTCGATACGTTGGAATTTATCGGGCTTGCTTCGACTATCTTTTCGCACGGGTAACATAAACCCTTTTGTTTTTGCAAGGGTGTTTAATTCGGCTAATAAAAGGTCCTGTAAAAAGTTAGCCTCCATGTAGTGATACACTACTACATTTTCGCCGGTCATAGTATCTAAAGAATACATCCAACCGAACATATCCGTTAAGCTCACTTTATCTACAAAAACTTTTATCACGTGGTATTCGAGACCCTTTTTTCCGATCAATGCGGTTGCCTTGTAGTCTGACTTATCCGTGTTTTTATAAGATGGGTCGGTATAGGTAATTAAGTGGTCATACTCATGGTAAGGCAACATCTTTTCAAAGCGGAACCATTCGTCTTTAAAGATGGTCCCCTCCTCAATCGGGTTGTTGAAGTATTCACGTTGAGCGGATATAAAACCAACCGCCGAAATCTTTTGTTTGTAAATTTCGGTTGAGCAGTTTTCGGGCCAACTACTCTCACCTTTTGCGTTTAACATGTTCACTCGCACTAAGTGGACTTTTACTTCTTTGTCGTTTTCAAATTGTGCGGTAACGGTGTTGTTACTAAACTTGTTTTCGGGTACGATTAAACGCCATTTTTTCGTTGCTAACGCACCCATAAAATCTTCTTTAACCCAATTGTAATGCTCCTTAGAAATACGCTCGTTTTTAACGGTCTGCTTTGTATCCAAGTCGTCAATTACTCCGAAGTTGGGACGGTTATGCATAAATCGTACACCTCTCGGACTTTGATTTTTACCAAACCCACGAAAGAAAGCCCCGCTCTTAATTGCGAAATTTCCATCCTCCCAGGAGCCTAATAATTTTTGGTCCCCAAAGTCAAATCTAAACCGCTCGTTTACCTCGAAAAAAACTTGCAAGTCCTGGAGCTTTGCGATAGCGTCGTCCTCGTTTGCACAACCTATAATCATTCCGCTCAACTCACCAATACAATTTAATTTCGCCGGTAGAATAATATTTGAATAAACAGATTTTGCAGCCTCTCTATACCATTGCCATAGATGCACAGTATTAGGCATATTTAAAGCATCCCTACAAGCTCTAACCTGGAAATCTGCGGAGGGTGCAAAGCAGTATTTAGGGAAGTAATACTCTGCGAATAAACGGTCGTTCGATAGTAACCGTTGTATCCGTTTCTCCTGGTCCTTCTTTGCCTCAAATTTATTTACTTCGGAGGAGGCTTTTACATCGTCCACAAGTTGACGATACCGTTTTATTAATTCGTCGTTTTTACTTGCCATATTTCTTAGCCTCCTGCTCTACAAATTTCATTGACTGCTCAGCAAATTTTTTTGCAAACTCTATGTCGATCTCTTTGTAAAAAAGCAACATCTTTTCTGCTACTTCGATAATGTGAGATAGTGTAGCTTTTGAGTTTAATTGTTGCACTGTTTTGGACAGCTTCGCCATTAGGTCGGCCTCCTGGAGGGTAACAGTTCTATCCTCCTTGTGTGCAGCTTGTAGAATACGATTTACTTGGTCGTATTTCATACTAATGATTTGGTCGTCCCTACTTGCTTGCGCTGCTTTTAAAATATCCCAATTCCCTTTTGTTTTCCATTTGGAAACTGTGACTTCGGTAGTTTTTAGTTTGCTTGCAATCTCCTTTTGCGTGTAGTTGTGATTTACGTAGTAAATCTTTGCAAAATCTTTTTTTTCCTCATTTGTCATGAGGCAAAAATCACTTATATAAGTGTATTTGAAAAAACGTGTATCCTTTATTCCGTAATATTTGTACGCTTATAACTAATAATTAAACGCAATGGCGTATAGCGAATTTTTTTATCAAGTTTTTGCGATACATTTTTGCTGCACAAATGGCGAATGACTTTTATAAAATCGTAGCAGAAAGCGGAACAAAAACCGGTCAAATTATTATGACGGGTTTTATATCTCCGTGGGAAAATTCCGCAATCCGTTTGCGTGAGGATTTTAAAAACCTTGAGCAATCCTATTCGATAATTGATATTCTTATCTACAACCTTTTCGGAGGTTCTGTTATCGAAGGTATCCCGACTTACAATTTATTCAAGAACTCCAAAGCAACTACCAATACGGAAGTTGAGGGCCTTGCTGCTTCTATGGGTTCAATACTCTTTTTAGCGGCCAACGGAAAAAAGACAATGAATAAAATGAGCCGCCTAATGTTGCATCGTCCTAAAAATGGAATATACGGCGACTACGAGGATTTAAAAGAAGGTTCCGAAATGCTTTTTGGGTATCACGAAGATTTAATCGACGTGTATTTAGAGAACTCAAACAGAGATAAAAAATACATTCAAAATAATTGGATGGTCCGTGGTAAGGATGCTTACCTAACGGCAAAGCAAGCCTTAGACTTTGGCTTAGTAACAGAGATCACCGAAGGGACGGTAACTAAAAATGTACCCAACAGCTTACTAAAAAATGGAACGGTTAACGACGTCGTGAACTTCTATACCGGCCAGATACCAAATATTCAAAACCTTTTAAACAACAGTAAAACCCCAATTAAAATGGAAAAAGAAAACCTAGCGTTGGGCTTGCCTAAAGACGCTACCGAGGACCAGCGTATCGAAGCAATCTCCAAGCTGAAAGAAAAAGGAGAGGCAACCAAAGAGGAGACGCAAACTCCCGCAAAGGTTGAAGCTAAAAAAGAAGGTGACGACAAAACCGTAACCGCTTTGCAGGATAAAATCGCAAAACTGGAGGAGCAAAACAAAAAAGATAAAGCTACCGGTATTGTGGACGCTGCTATCGCTGCGGGTAAAATCGTAGAGGGCGACCGTAAAACTTACGAGGCCCTGGCTATTGCCGATCCTGAAAACACCAAAAAGATTTTGGCAGAAAAGAAAGCCTATAAATCTGTAACGGACCAACTGGATAAAGGCGAACCGGAAAACAAACACGCCGGTAAGGATTGGAATTGGTTACACAAAAATGATCCTGCTTACTTAACAAATTTAAGGAAAACCGATCAGGCAGCTTACGACGAACTATTTAAAAACCGCAAGCGTCCCTAAGAACCGATGATAAAACCAAGTACCGTATTAAGCGCAGGAATAGGGAGTATTTCGGCTTTAGCAGGGGACGTGTTTATCGCAAAAGATGTTCTTACACTTTTTGTCGACGGCTTTCACTCCTTATTCATTGGCGGCTTAGGTGCTTTAGGTGGACTTATCGCAAAGCGAGCTTTTGAATACTATATAAACAAAAAAAAGAAAACAAAAATCTAAAAACAAAAACATGAAATTTTTAAAGAACCTTGTAATTAATTTCCTGCTTGCGGCTCTTTTTACGAGTGCTATTTTACCGCACGTTGCGCCCGATGCAGACCCGTTAACCGTATCCGCCTGGATGGTTGGATCGTTTGCAGTTATTACCGCTTTTGCCATTATCCTTTTTGGTCACAAAATGGAAATGCCGAAAGGATCAAAAAGCAGATACGCATATATGGCGGTTCAAAAAGAAATTTGGACCGATTTTATGGTAGAAAACCTTTTTAAGGCTAACAGATTTCTGCAATATTGTTTCCGTGCGGATCAGTTCGTATTAGCCGGTAAAATTGTGCATATTCCCGTCGCCGGTAGTAAAGCGAACGTGGTAAAAAATAGGTCCTCATTGCCTGCAACTATTGCGCAAAGAACGGATACAGACATTACCTACGCACTGGATGAGTTTACAACCGATCCTATCTTAATTACCAATGCGGATCAGGTAGAGTTAGAGTACGATAAAATCGCTAACGTAATGACCGATCACCAACAGGGATTGGAGGAGCTTGTAGGAGACGACATCTTAATTAAATGGTGTTCAAGTACGGGAGGCTCTACAACTACCGCTACTATTATTAGAACCACGGGCGGAGCTGTTCCGGCTCACATGCCGTCTGCAACTGGTAACAGAAAGAAGTTTATAAAAGAGGACCTAAAAGCAGCGCAAACGCAGCTTAATAAAAACAACGTGCCTAAAGAGGATCGTTACGCAATCGCAAGTAGTGAAATGATTTCTCAATTACAGGAGGACCCGGATTTAGTAAAACGTGACTTCGGAAAAGAATTAGACTTACCTGAAGGAGCAATCGGAAAACTTTATGGTTTCTGGATTATCGACAGGTCTTACGTAGTTACCTATAACAATACTCCTGCTGTTAAAGCTCTGGGAGCCGCCGCCGCCGCTACCGATAACGACGCCGTTATCTGTTACCAAAAGAACCAGGTAGAGGCCGCATTAGGTGAGGTGAAATTCTTTGAGAACCTGGATAGCCCGGAAAACTACGGCGACGTTTACTCCGGTCTTTTAAGGGCTGGTGGACGTATCCGCAGAGCTACCGGAGTAGTAGTTATCGTACAGGATGCATCCGCATAATTTGTTTTCATAGTGTGAATTGCTGGAGCGGAAGGGCCGGAGATAATATCAAAGGCCCCGACTCCGGGAACATTTTAAAGATCGTTTAACCAATATTTTTTAATCATGGCAAAGAAAACCGAGGCAGAGGGTACAGAGAAAAGTGAGTACACCGAAGCACAATTAAACGCCGCTATCGAGGCTTTTGAAGCAAACAAAAAACTGCAAAAAGTTTTTGTTACCACCGATGCACAGGCTTTTGAAAACGAGCAATTCGCTATCGCTCATTCCCGTGAGGTAGGAGACAGAGAGCATGTTGTTTTCGAGAGAAAAGAAGTAATGAAATAATAAAAAACTACAATGCAAATTTTACAAAAACGCAGGTGCTTCAACTCTAAATCGACAGTTAGTTACGTGTCTATCGCAGGTAGGGACATCTGCGTTTTTTTAGAGGATAAAGACCGGGACTACAACCAGGACGGCGACCACCTGGATAAAGAATTGGGCGAAGAAAAGAAATACGGGGAGACCGCTATTCCTTACGGGGAGTATCCGGTTATCCTGGAGACTAAAGGAACTATTTACGATAGCTACAAGCGTAAGGATTGGGCTAAAGTTGGGTTCCCTGGATTTGAAAATATTTTTAGAGGCTCCCTTATGCTTGTTGGTATCAAAGGTTACGAGCGTGTACATATTCACATCGGAAATTTTATCAAAGATACTTTGGGCTGTCCTCTTACCGGAACTAACGCAAACTTAACTACCGATCCTTTTACCGTTAGCGGTTCTACACAGGCGTATGTTAAACTCTACAAAGCTGTTATCGAAGCATTCAACAGAGGTGAAAAAGTTACTCTTAAAATCGAAAAGCATGAAGCTTAATTCCAGAACTACGATTACCGGTATTCTTATAGGTATCTGTTTTATCGGATCACTGATTGCAGTTATTTTAAAACAGGCAACACTTAGAGAAGCTGCCGAATTTCTCGGTTTCGCCGTATCTGGTTTAACTGCTTTAGGCTTCATTGCGTCCGCAGATAGTAAAAAGGGACCCGGCGCAACTATGTTAGTTGTTGCGGTGTTGTTGGCTGCATCCTGTAAACCGACCCAACAGGTAATTGAGAAAACGGTTACAAAAGATACTATTATCTACAAAGAGAAACGAGTTCCTTACGATACTACAATCTACATACCTGGAGATAGTATTTTAATCATTGATAAAGTACCATGTCCCGACTTTGAAAAGAAGCAATTTAAAAGCGGGCGTGTAACCGGTAGTGTAGAAATAAAAGACAGCGTATTAACTGTTGATTGCAAGTGTGCCGACCTGGAGCAAAAGGTTACACTATTCAACAACATTTATGAATACTATAAATCTCATGCCTCCGAATTGGTCCGGGTCGAACAGGTGCGCTATGTTCCTGGCTTCGTTAAATTTTTAGCCTGGACCGGAGGCATACTCTTATTGCTCCTTTTGGGAATTATCATTTACAAACTAATCAAACTTTTTAAGCCGTTATGAACGACGTAATTATCACACAGACCGACGGTGGTTTAGGCCGTAGAGATCGTACCGAAGATATGATCCAGGGGTTTATGACTTCCGGTGTTGCTATTGTTGGCGGTATGCAGTTAAATACTACATACGAGATCAAATCATTAACCCAGGCGGAAAATGATTTGTTGATCACAGCCGCTTACGACACTACCAATAAAGTAGTAATTCACCGTGTTTTAAAGAGGTTCTTTAAGATCAATCCGGCGGGTACTGTTTGGCTGCGTGTTTGCGCACAAGCCACAACTATGGCGGCTATGGTGACAAATACTAACACGCATGCGAAAAAGCTTTTGCAGGATGCTGGCGGAGCTATCAAAGTCCTGTTTGTTTCTTTTAATCCTGCAACCGGTTATACTCCGGTTCTGTTAACCGGGTTGGATAAAGATGTATTGGATTCTGTGCCTTTGGCTAAAGCTCTCCGGGATGCTGAATTTACCGCACATCGTCCGGTTGACATTATTTTGGAAGGGAAACAATTTAACGGTACTGCATCCGCCGCATTAGACATTCGTTCATTGTCCGCCGGTGGTGTACATATTTGCATTCACCAGGATAAAGATATAGCGGCCTCCGATGCATTGGTAAATAAGTATGCAGACATCGGCTCAATTATGGGTATTGTATCCATTGCGAAAGTGCATGAGAATATCGGTTGGGTTCAAAAATTCAACATTCAGGATACAATCGACGAGTTTATGATGGAGCCGTATTTGTCGAGCAACTTACCTGTATCGTCTTATACCGATGCGGATTTAGATACGCTCAATACGAAGGGTTATATTTTCGCTCGTAAGCATGTAGGTATCGACGGAGTTTATTTTAATGACTCGCATTCGTGTACGCTGGTTACCTCCGATTACGCTTACCTGGAAAATAACAGGACCATTAACAAAGCGTCCCGTAAAATTCGTTTAAAGCTGTTGCCTCAATTGCAGGCCCCGCTTGCTCCAAATCCCGCAACAGGAATGCTTGCGCCGCAAGTGTGTAAATACTTTGAGGCTCTCGGTAAACAGGCATTAGATGTAATGGAGAGGGACGGCGAGATCGTGAGTAAAGATGTATTTGTCGATCCTAACCAGGACATCCTGGCTACTTCCAAAATTGTAGTAAAACATAAGATTGTCCCTTTTGGTACAGCCCGGACCATTGAAGCGGAGATCGGATTTAATAACCCTTCTAACTAAAAAACAATCATGGCATTAATTAACGGAAAAGCTTACTCATGGTCGGATATTAAAGTTAATATCCTGGGACGTACAGTTGTTGGAATTACCGCAATAAGCTGGGATAAAGACGTCACAAAAGAAGATAACTACGGAGAGGGTAACGAGCCGATCTCCAGGGGTTACGGTAATAAAAAATACGAGGCTTCCATTACCCTGGAGTTTAAAGAAGTTGTCGCACTTAACGAAGCTGCCAGAGATCAAATTGGACCAGATGCAGACCTTACGGATATTTCTATGTTTCCTATAACAGTAGCGTATAATAATGACTCTAACAAAATTGTAAACGTGGAGTTACAGAACGCAGAGTTTAAGAAGTTAGGAGTAAATAACGAACAGGGTTCTACTTCTATCCCGGTAGAGATACCGCTCATTATTTCAGGAATTAAATACAGTTAATCACTTTTTAAATCAATAAACAATGGCTAAAGAAAACAGCAATTCAGAGAATACCGAAAACACGGTACAAACGTTGCCCGGTGGCATTACACAGGTTCAGCTTGACAAATGGAAAAAAGACCCGGATATCGGAAAGGTTTTCCAAATTAAAGTAGATCGTAAAGACAATACAAAAGCGTATTGCTACGTAAAGAAACCAAGTCGTACCATCCTGGCGGCTGCTATGAAATTCCATACCAGCGACCCGGTTAAAATGAACGAAATTCTTTTAACTAACTGCTGGTTGGGAGGAGACGAGGAGATCAAAACCGACGACGCTATGTTCATGGCTGCGGCTTCCGAAGTTGGAGAACTAATCGAAATACGCACCGCAGAGATAAAGGAAGTATAGAGGGCGGAAAGCTGGATAAATCAAACCCGCTTTTCGAGTTGCGTAGAATGAACGCCCTAATTCGGTACTATTTGGGGATTGATCCCGATACGTTGAGCGACGAAAAATGGGCAGAGATATATTGGGACCTTGAACATGTTAGAACCGAAGAAAGAAAACAAAACCCGTTAAATGGACTTTTCAATAGACGTCATTAAAATTACAAGGGAGGTATTCGGATTAAGCGGATACCTCCCTTCGGTTACGGACAAATTGGACGGAGCCAAATACGAAATTCCATCAAATAACAATGAGAGGAGTAGTATAAACTTTCCTGACAGTATCCAGAAAATTGATTTGGACTCTGTGGTAGAAAAAAGCGTTTTCGGCACACCTATTTACGATGTTGTCTACTTTAAAAATAGTGACGGATCGGATAGGCTAAAACTTAACGACGCTCCATTGGTAACTATCAATCGTGCAAAAACGGTGATCCGTACTCCGGTAGCTGGAAGGGATGGAACGGTAAAGGAAATTATCAGTAACGACGATTACCAAATCAGTATCCGAGGTATTCTGGTAAATCATACGAAAAGAGCAAAGCCGTATGAAGATTTTGAAAAGCTGTTAGCTATGCTTAATGAAAACAAAAACCACCCTGTAACCTCCAAACTTTTTAATAAGTGCGGAATTACGGATTTAGTTGTTACAGGTTTTGACTTTCCGCCGGTAGAAGGTTATATAAATGTAATGGCTTACAGTATTACAGCTTATTCAGACGAGCCGGAGGAGTTTAAATTAAACCTATGAGTTATACGCTTTCTGCAAATATTAAAATCGGTACGCAAATCAATATTGATTATGTGCATGAGGTTAATATTAAAAGCTCATGGAATTTGCTTACTTCTACCGCTTCAATAAAACTACCACGTAACAGCCGTTTGGTAGGTGATCCCGACGGAATAAAGAAGTACATAAAGCAAGGCGATAAAGTAATTATTAGCCTGGGTTATGATGGAAATTTAAACCAGGAGTTTGAAGGTTTTGTTTCCGGGTTAATTCCTTCCGTTCCTTTAGAAATAAGTTGCGAAGATTTTATGTACCAATTTAAACGGGTACGCATCACGAAAACTTTTAAGCAGGTAACGTTACAGGACCTTATCACCTATTTTGTTTCCGAGTACCATTCAAACCCAACACGTCCCAGGATCAATTATATAACACAGCAAACCGATATTATCGGAGCGTATGTCTTCCAGGGCGCAACCATTGCGCAAGCTTTGGAGACGTTGAAAAGTACAACCGGGTTTGTAAGTTATTTCCGAGGTAATACGTTGTATGTTGGTTTTGCTTATCAGTTTGAAGGAACTAACAAACGTGTTACATATCATTTTGAAAAGAACGTCGCCGACAATGGTTTGGTTTACAAACTTTCGGACGATTTAAAAATACATGTAAAGGCAATCTCCAACCAAAAGAACGGCCAACAACTTACATACGAAACCGGAGACCCGGACGGCGAACAAAGAACTTTAAATTATACAAACGCTTCACTCGCTTTTTTAAAAGAGAAAGCAGACGACGACATGAAAAAATTTAAAGCAGAAGGTTACAGAGGCAACCTTACAGGATTTGGACTTCCATTTGTTCAGCACGGGGATACTGCAATCTTACAAACTGATTTATTCCCGGAAAGGGAGGGCGGTTACATTGTTGACGGCGTAGATGTAAAGTTCGGAATGGAAGGTTTTAGGCGAATACTTCAACCAGGATATAAAGTATTGTAATGGCGAAGCTGGCGGAACTCATACGACAAATAGTTGCACCGATGTTTAAGGACATTCATACACGGGCTAAAATAGTTTCCGTAGATGTGAATGATTTTACATGTGAGGTCGAAACGTTGAACGGAAAAAGCCAGCGTTTCGACGTTAAGTTGCGTGCAATAGCTGACGGAGAGGATACCGGATTTATTCTAATTCCTAAAGTGGATAGTATTGTTTTGATCGGGTTAATTGACAATGATTTGAGCGACCCGTTTATTAGTAAGTATTCAGAGATTGACGGAGTGTTACTTGTACAAAAAAACCTCTCCAAATTGGAAGTAAAGGACGATGGTAAAGTAATATGGAAAGCGATAGAAATATTTTTTGATGGAGCTACAAATGGATTGATAAAAATTCCTTCTATCGTTTCAAAATTAAACGAACATGAGAATAAGATTAACGCATTGTTAGCGGCTCATAATGCACACCAACACCCGGAAACTGGAGTAACAACCGGTCTCCCAACAATAACAGTTAGCGGGACGCTACCGTTAACTACGCAAAGCGATTTAAGGCATAATAAAATAGAGTTTTAATGGCAGTTAAAGACTTTCATATAAATAAGAATACCGGCGATATTGAAATAGATAACGGTGATTTTGTTGTAAGCGAAAGCGACCAACAACACATCGAAGATATTTTAATCTCCAGTAAAGGAGACTATAAACAAAGTCCTTTTTCTGGAGTAGGTATCCGGGATTGGTTAAAAGGTCCTTCCAGTTTGTCGATTATAAATGACCTGGAGAAAGAAATACGCATGCAGTTAGTGTATGACTCATTCAGTATTAAAACGCTTCGTATGACATCCTTTACCGATATAAAAATAGATGCAGAGAGGATACTATGAAAATTGTAAAATCAAAAACAGATCAAACCGCTTTCGACTTCCTATTAGAGAAGTACGGAAGCATTGATTATATACAGGACCTTTTAAAAGATAATCCAGGGTTGCAATTAGATCAGCCGCTACAACCAGGACAGGAGATTAAAGTAAATACACCTGCAAACGATTTTTTAAAAGTGATTGCAAGTAAAAAACTGGGGTTCTCGACAGCTACTCCAATTCCGCAAATAAGCGGGATAGTTTCAGAGGATAACGAAACGATCCTCTCCGAAGATAACCAAGAAATAATACCAGAAAATTAAATACTATGTCTATAAAAATATCAGATTTTCCAAGCCTCCTAGAATCTTCCGATTTGTCATTATTTGATGAGTTAACCGGTATTTTTTCAGGCGTGAATAAAAACTTAACAATAATTGGTTTAGTTGGGCTTATTAATAAGTATGCGAACGGATTTAAGTTTATGCCTTTGTCAATTGAAAAAGAAGCGGAGTATTTTGGAGGGCAATACAACCGATTTGTAGAATACTATCCGTTAACTGATACAGTAAGGCCTTATAGGGGTGTTTATACCATGTGTCGAGGTTCATGGTATATAAATGTAAATAGTGCCTTTCCAATCGAAGCCGATTCGAAGCAACTTTTAAAATTACATTCCGATTGGAATGGGGATGTAACTATTACTAAAGGTGACATAAGAACTCACGGGCCTGTTGGGTTGCCTTCTACTGCTTTAGATTATGCCGAAAATCTTACCGCATTGATAAATGATATTTACGGCCCTGGGTTTGTTGCTACGCAGATCGGTACAACTGTGCAAGTTATAGAGGAGGGCGACCCGTTGATAACCGGTAGTTATTTTGAGGGGATGCACGACGATATGGTAGTTACAACGGATGTTCCGAGCGATCCTACTTACCCGGTAAATGCTACTCCAGCTTTCGGGGTTATCGTAGGATATAGTGCGGAATTTCAAATAGCATTTATCGACGTTACTAATGTTGTTCATGTAAAATGCGCAGAGGTAATGAGTAGAGGTGCTATGGTCTTGCTGAATGAACAGGGAGAATGTAGACTACCTACGCAAGCGGATTATGCATTGGGAAATTTTCTTTATACCGGAGTTTTGCAAAAGGATGCAGACGGACCCGGCTCCTATAAACATGTAGTAATTACAAATACTTATCAATAATGGCAAGATCAATAAACGATATATACTTACAAATGGTTGGTGAAAAAAACACTCAACCAAATCTAAGCGCATTACAACCAAATATCGACGACGAACAAACCTTATTAACTGATTTATCCTCGACAAGTAAGGTTGCAATATGGAGATTGTTTTTCTATGTGATCGCAGTAGCAATACATATTACCGAAGTTGTTTTGGAAGCAATCATGGCAAGCGAAAAACCCGGCGTATTGTATTGGTATTACGAACAAGCATTAAAGTATCAGCATGGAGACTCGCTTATCTTAGACAATGGAAAGTATGTTTACAACCCTGTTGTTGAGGCTAACAGAATTATTACACTTGCAGCGGTTGACGAAATTATAAACGTAAATAATAACAGGCTTGTAAAAATAAAAGTTGCAAAGGCTGGTCCGGTTCCTTTAACTCCAACCGAAAAGATAGCTTTTACAAGCTATATAAATACCGTAAAATTTGCCGGTGTTGCTACCGAAGTAATAACAGATGTTGCGGACGTTTTAAAATTCGGCGCAAACATTTTTTACGATCCGCTAGTATTTGCGTCGGACGGTTCGTTGCTTTCTAATCCTTCCGTTTTTCCTGTTAAGGATGCGATAGATAATTACATTAAAACATTGCCATTTAACGGCGTTTTGGAGCTTCAAAAATTGATAGATGTAATACAGAAAGTGCCAGGAGTGAAAAACGTCGTACCGTTGGAATTTAAAGCGAAATACGGCCTACAACCTTATGACGATGTTATGTTGCAACCCGGCCAATCATACAAACCTAACGCCGGATATTTAAAAATAAGTGTAGCCGTTGGCGAGACGTTGGCGGATACTTTAAACTACATCGTATATGCTTAATATTTTCAACATACTTTTTTATTTATTACCCTGGCATAAAAGGAAAACCAAGATGTTAGAGTTTATGTCGGTTGCCTCCGCCGCCCTGCAATTTACGTTCAACTTTTATACATACCGTGCAAAGTGGAATAGTCAAATCGCAAGCTTTGAGACGTTTTTAAACGAGCAATATTCTTTACCGTATGTACTGCTTAACAGAGCAACCCTCATAGGCTCACAGTCGATAATATGGATTGAAAATACTGCGGCTTTACGTGCTATCGTTTTGTATAATAAAATAGAGAGCCGACCACCGGTTGTGCTTTTTAATAAGTATAAACCTGCTAATCCGTATGCGTTGGGAGAGTATTGTTCTCTACATGGTACAGTTTATAAAAGTAAGATTGCAGGTAACACGGGAAACTTGCCCTCATCTTATCCAGGTGAGTGGGAGTTGGTGGGATTAGGTCCGGTGCTTTGGAATAGGAACGACCCCGTTAATTCTTATGACTTCATTGTTTGGGTTCCTGCTACATTGGTTTACGATCCGAACATTCTTAACTCGCAAATAATGCAATATAAAATCGCCGGTAAACGGTACACAATTAATACATACTAATATGAAATTATTGGACTCAAACCCTAATGGAGGGATGTTTTTAGAAGGTGACGACTTACGTTGGATGGATGCAGGATACCGGGAATCTTTTGTATCTATTATGAAAGCTGCGGGATTAACTACCACGCCTTTTGCTTTTATTCTTTACGGTTGCGAATTAACTGACGGCGGTACGACCTGGGATGTTTCTGCGGGTGCTGCTGTATTTAATGGCGAGGTTTGTTCGGTCGCTGCCCAATCTTTGACAAAGGACGGAACCAGGTCTTTTATATTGCAAGCCACTACCGTCGTAGATGCTAATGGAACGGAACCGTTTTTAGACGGAGTGACGCACGATACCTATAAAAACGTAGTTGGTACTTTTATAAAAACTTTGGCCTTTCCTATTGGAGTTCCTTATATAGTCCTGGTAAATAGTAGCAATAGTGTTGCAAAGGATATTTATAAAAACTTTTGGCACTCTCTCGTTGGTAGGGGTAGTTGGTTTGAGATTGAACCAGCCGCTTACGTCGGGAACTTCGCTCAAGGGGATAAGCCATTTAGGATTAAGAAACATGGAAATATGATTGAATATGTAGGGAATATAGCGTATCCCTCCGCTCCATCTATCAGTATTTCGACCGATCAGCTAATGTTTGCATTCCCGGCTGGTTGTTTTCCTATTTGCGAAAAGCTTATACCCGTGAAAGCGGCAACACCTACCGGAGTAGGTTATATTCAGTTTAAAACCAATGGTGAGGTAAGAGTCAGAGGCGATTTGGATGCTCCGGTCGGATTTACATCAGTTGCTGGGCCGGAAATGAGTGGCTCTTTTGCCTGGGTTTAAATACCGCTTAAATCGCCGTTAAAACCTCATTTAACGGTGATTTTTGCTTTAGTGGGTGTTTTTAAAATGTACTTTTGGATTTGGATTTTTGTACTTTTGGATTTGGCGATTATAGATTTATAGGTACACATGCTGAATATGATAAGATAGATGCAAATAATATATGAACATACAACCCATTAAAAACCAGAAAGATTATCAAAATGCTTTGGCAAGGCTCGAAGTTATTTTTGATTCAAAAAAAGGCAGCAAAGATGCGGATGAGCTGGAAATCCTTTCTTTCCTGGTAGAAAAATATGAAGATGAAAAATTTCCCCTGGGTTTCCCTGATCCGATTGAAGCCATTAAATTCAGGATGGAACAAATGGATATGAACCAGCAGGATCTCGCAGATGTAATTGGCTTTAAAAGCCGGGTAAGTGAAATTTTAAACAAGAAAAGAAAGTTAACACTGGAGATGATAAGAAAGCTAAGTGATTCCCTCAATATTCCTTCAGAGGTTCTTATTAAAGAGTATTGAGATATATTTTATCAAAAATAATTTCTACTATTCTTTCTTTGCACCTCTCTTAAAATTCCCCTTCTTAAACGGCTTCTTCTTTTTATTGGGATTAAAAGCAGGTTTCGGATCATAGGCAGGTTGTTCACCTACAATGGCCGATACATCCACTTTCGTAATTTCCTTGCCTAAGAACTTTTCGATCCGCTGGAATTTTCCCTGCTCCTGTTCACTCACCAGTGTATAGGCGCTTCCTTCGGATGCAGCACGTGCTGTTCTTCCAATCCTGTGTACATAATCTTCCGAATCATGGGGAACATCGAAGTTGATCACCAGGTCAATATTGTCAAAGTCGATACCACGGCTTAAAATATCGGTGGCCACCAGTACGGGCAATCTCCCGCTTTTATATTGCATGATGATCTGTTCACGTTTATCCTGCTCCAGGTCGCTGTGGATCTCATCTGCATTGATGCCTTTTCGTTTTAGCTCTTTGGTAAGCTGCTTTACGCTTATTTTGCTGCTGCAGAAAATAAGGACCATCACGTTCTTTTTTTGTTCCAGCAGGTTTAGCACCAACGGGATCTTTTGCGTTTCATAAACGATATACGCTTCCTGCACTATTTTTTCGGCGGGTTTGTTTACAGCCAGGGTTATCTCAGCAGGATCGGTGAGGATGGTTTTTGCCATCGTGCGGATCTTGGGAGGCATGGTAGCTGAGAACAAAAGGTTCTGGCGTTTTTGGGGTAGATTTTTAATGATGAACATAATATCATCGGAGAACCCCATGTCAAGCATCCGGTCGGCTTCATCCAGCACCAGGTATTTTAATTTGCTCAGCTTTACATTCCCGGTTTTAATGTGGTATAACATTTTGCCCGGTGTGCAAACCACGATATCTGCGCCTGAGTTCAATGCCTTTTTTTCCTGCAGGAAAGCATGCCCGTCATTCCCGCCATATACGGCAATGGAGCTGATGGACGTAAAGTAAGACAGGCCTTCCAGGTGGTCCTGGATCTGGATGGCTAATTCACGGGTAGGAACGATGATCAGGGATATAATATCATCCGCATCATGTTTTTCCGTTAATATTTTATGCACCAGCGGCAATAAGAATGCGGCTGTTTTTCCGGTGCCGGTTTGGGCGGATGCAATGATGTCTTTTCCCTGGAGGATAAGCGGGATCACTTGTTCCTGTACCGGGGTGGCCTCTTCATAATTAGAAGCTTCAATACCCTCTTGTAATCGCGGGTCAAAATTAAATTCTGTAAATTTCAATGGAATGTATATTTTATATAGGATGATTAGATTCTCATCCGAAATTCCTGCTAAGATAATTATTTATTAATCCTTCGCCCTTTTCTTACAAATATTTCGGAACCTTCTGCCAGGTAAACCGATACCGGTTTTGCATTATTCAGATTTACCTGTGAACCGGTTACCGGGTAGATCTTCCAGCGTGGATGTCCCACTTCATATTCATTGGTAAGCTGGTCGTTCCATTTTGCATAGCCCCAGAAATGTTCGGTAATGAATTCTGCTTCGCTGCCGGTAACTAACTCCTGGGGGTCATTATAAGCAGTTACCCCGAAGGTATGCCAGGTATTATTTTTTTTAAGGGAATAGTCTATTTTTAATTCATCTTCTGTAATCTCCCAGGAATGTTTCATAGGCATGGTACTGTAATTTTCACGGTACAGGGTATTTGCCACCAGGGAGATCATCGTTTTAGGAACCACCTCTTTTATAAAAACAACCCCGCGTTTGGGATCGTTGTTCGCATCAGTATATCTAACATAAAAACGCAGGTTAACTTCTTCAAAATTTACGTGGAAGGGGATTTTAATGCCCTTTAGTTGGGTATTCTGAAACATAAATCCCACCAGGCTTATAAAACAGATCCCGTTCCAGGTATCCAGCTCGGTGAACTTAGGCACCAGCGGCTGAAGCAAGCTGGGCTTCACCGAATAATTGATCATCACCAGTTTTCTCCATTCCGCATCCAGAAAATTTCCCATGCCTAAATGTAAGAATAAGTTAATTAGTTGAATGGTTTATTAATTAGGAATCAACATATTTCAGATGATCTCTTTTAATATCAAACTAATTAACCAGTTTACAATTTAACCAATCAACTAGTGGTGACCGTATACTGTGATCCACGCCTTTTTTCGTGCAAAATTCTTGGTATCGTACCAGAAAACGATCTTTTCAATCAGGCGGTTGTTTCCTTTCAGGTCAATGGTCCTCGACCAGTCGCCTCTTCCAAAATTATGACGGGTTTCTATTTCCTGCACCCCGCCATTTTCAAA